CGCTATTGGAGCGTGTGCCTCTAAGATTCTTGGGCCTGTTGACCCCGCTGTACCAGTTGCAGTAGGGTTGGCAGATCCAACGCAACATACGCCTTGGTCGGAAGCTGGAGGAGCCGGTTATCTAGGCGATACACATAAGCCGTTCAAGCCGAATGGTGAAATGATGGAAGACCTAAAACTTAATATGCAGGTCGAAAGATTCAAAAATCGTAAAGAATTGTTGACAGGATTTGCAAACCTCAATAAGACTATAGACAAAGCGGTGGATGTAGATATCTTTACCGAAGAAGCTTTTGGAGTGCTTACATCAAGCTCCTTAATAGATGCTCTAGATTTGTCGAAGGAAGATCCCAAAATAAGGGAGATGTATGGGGATGGGAAGCCATTTAAGTTCCAATATGACGGAGCGCCCACAGTCAATGAGCACGTACTTATGGCTCGCCGCTTAGTGTCTGCTGGGGCACGCTCTGTCACACTATCATATGGAAGATGGGATAGTCATGGTGATAACTTTGGCTTGGTCAGAGATCATGGTGGAAAGCTTGACCAGTGTGTATCTGCGCTTGTCACAGACCTTGATCAACGCGGCATGCTAGACGATACGCTTGTTGTAGTGTGGGGTGAGTTCGGCAGAACTCCTAAGATCAATCCAAAAGGTGGTCGTGACCATTGGCCTCAAGTTTCTGCAGCATTACTAGCAGGAGGAGGATTTAATCATGGGCAGATAGTTGGTTCTACAAATAGATTAGGAGAAATTCCTGAAACTAGACCAGTGCATATCCAAGAAATCTGTGCTACTATGTATAGAGCATTAGGTATTGATACTATGTCCACAACACTATTAGATAATACCGGAAGACCTCAATACCTTCTAGACCATAGAGAACCACTGAAGGAGTTAATTTAATGGTTAAAATAAATGATTGGGTACAAAGAACAAAGTTTCCTCTTGAAGGCAATGCTCCCTTTGACTGACACGAGTATTCTATCGCACAGGTTGTGCGTATTGATGAAGAGTGTGTAGAAGTAGACTTTGCATGTAGTTGTATGACTTTTGATGGTAGTAGTAAAAAGCTCTGGAGTCATGGAGAGTATCTTCCTCTTGATGATGAGTCTTATGCGAAACACAAGAAGGCTCATGATGCATGTTGTCTTTTTGGAGAAAAGCTGGAAGTAGATTATGCAGCGTAGAAATTTTTTAAAACATCTGTCAGTATTCCCTACCTTATCTTTAATAGAATCCCTTAGAGCTAATGAAGATGAGCTAAAGAAGAATGGCAAGTCGGCTATCTTGTTATGGATGGGCGGTGGTCCTTCAACAATGGATATCTGGGACTTGAAGCCGGACGCACCTACAGGAGGCCCATTCAAACCTATCAGTACATCTGGAGATGTTCAGATCTGTGAACATATGCCTCTCATGGCAAAGCAGATGCATAATGCTGCGATTATAAGAAGCATGAGTACAAGAGAAGCAGACCATATGCGTGGTAGATATTATATGCATACAGGCTATGTCCCTAATCCAAGTATGACTCATCCCAGCTATGGCTCCGTCATATCTCATCAGCTCCAAAGGCCGGAAGTTTCCATTCCTAAATTTATCTCTGTCGGAGGAGGTAGTATGGGCGCTGGATTCTTAGGCGCTAAGTATTCACCATTTGTTGTTAATAGCGATGGTAGAATTAGGAACTTAGATATAAAAGTAGATCAAAGATTTTATCAAAGAGCATATGCTTTAGATGCTATAGAAACAGGCTTCATAAATCAAAGAAGAGGTTCTGTTGCAAAAGAACATCAAGCCATACTAAAAGAAGCTTTTGGAGTATTGACAAGCTCTCAGATGGATGCTCTTAAGGTAGCTGGAGAGCCAGAGAATGTAAAAGAGAGATATGGAGATAATGGTTTTGGTAAAGGTTGCCTAATGGCAAGGCGGTTAGTCGAAGCAGGAGTTCCATTCATTGAGGTTAATCTTGGAGGATGGGATAATCATCAAAATATTCATCCCACATTAAGAGACAATAAGCTTCCTATGTTAGATCAAGGCATGAGTGCCTTATTTGAAGATCTCGAACAAAGAGGACTCATTGATGATACAGTAGTTATTTGGATGGGAGAGTTTAGTAGAACTCCTCGCATCAACCAAAATGCTGGTCGTGATCACTGGGCAAGAAGTTGGAGTGTCGTCGTTGGTGGTGGTGGTATGAATGGAGGTATTGCTGTTGGTGAAACCAGCTCAGACGGCACTAGAGTGGAGACGGAACCGCACACATCTCAGGACGTTATGGCTTCTGTGTGTAAAGCTTTAGGAATATCTCTAGGCACAACGTTTACTAGTAACAATGGCAGACCTATGAAGATTGCTAATTCAGGTAAGGTTATAAAGGAGCTTTTCTAAATGGCGCAATTCGCACGACCTGATAGTGATATATCCGTAACAGCATATGGAGGATATGGCTGGAGAGCAAGCACTGGCTCCTCAGACCCCTTGTATCCTACAATAGATGAAGTAGTTGCAGACGACACAGACTATGCTAGATTTAGAGGAGGTGACTCTGAAGCTGGTTACTCGTACTACAAGTTAGGCTTGAGCGACATTGACGAACCCAGCGATAAGTCTACTTTAAGTATTAGAATAAGAGTCCAGAACACAAGCGATTATGGAGACCTAAGACTATACGAAGGATCAACGTTAATTAAAAGGTTTAATGGTCCCGGTGACGGATTCGCAACTGGCTCCAAAAGAAATCTTGACTTCGCAATTCCTGAATCTGATGCAAATAACATAACAGACTATACAGATCTGAATCTTTGGATTGGTATTGACGATGATTCATATGGCTATGCTTACATCTATCAGGTGTACTTAGAGGCTGGAGATGCTGGAGGAAGCAGCGAAACAACAGATAAAAAGACTTTCAATTTAACAAAAACAAAAAAAGAAATTGGTAAGTTTAGCTTACTATAAGGTATAATGGGAGATATAAAAAATGGCAGTTCCTAATTTTTTTACTGGTTCTAAAACAGGCATAACTACTACAGCTGTATCACTAGCTAGTACGGAGCTTCATGCCCAAAGAGGAGTTCAGATAGTTGCTGGAACAGGAAACGCCCATCCTATATATATAGGGCAATCGTCTACAGTAACAGCTGATAGCTCAGAGACAACTGATGGATACCCTATTTCTGCAGGAGAGAGTATAGTGATTCCAGTTATAGATCCGAATAGTATTTTTCTAGTAAGCGCTGCTGGAACCGGCAAAGTATTTTATGTTTCGGTATGATCCATGAAATTTTTTAAAAACGCAGTTTACGTTCTTTTCTTTGTTTCTTTAGTAAATTTAGCAACAACGGTGTATTTATACAGTAAGATCTTAGAAAGGGAAAATAATTTTTCTATGGATATTGTCTTTCCAGAAGATCTTAAATATATGCCGAAGCATTCTATGGTAAGAGATAGTCAACTGCTGCAGAGCATATTAATGATACACCACAGAATAGGTATACACGAACCGGGGCAACAAGAATTTTGTCCCATGTGCACGCAAAACCCAAATATTCAAACTATATTACAAAAGGTTGAAAAATGAGCTATTTCATTACAAATATCACAGGGACACCAGTCACTGGAGCATATAATGACAAAGGGACACCTTCAGGAAACAAGAATGAGGGCGGAGTATTTGGAAACCCCGGAGACTCTATCAGTGTTGTAGCAGGAGGCGGCATGAGTGTAGCCCCTATAACAGCAGGGCAGGAACCTACCATAGGCCAAATACCGACAGGGGCAGCTTCTGGAACCGTTGATTCATCGAAGTTTCCTTTTGATAAGCCATTGCCAAACAATCCTTTCAGAGATAGGCTAAACGGCGCTTCTGGCAAATCTAGTAATTCTGCAAACTCTCTGCAGCCTTTTGCTCAAGGAACAATAGCTCCTCAAATTAACACTAGTATAAGAGATGGAAAATGGGATTCTTACAACGGGTGGAACACAGATCCTTCAGACCCAGTGGAGAGCGGCATACTAGCTATAGATGTAAGGACAGATGTTACTAAGAAAGGCGCTAACAACGTAGGGGCTGACAAGAGTACTCGGGAACAGACCGTAGCGTTCTTCCAAGGAGGAGGAACTAAAAGTCAGACTTTGCATAATGGTGGAACAGTGGATAACTGTGATGATTGCCCACAAACTTTGGATGATGAAACATGCCTGTACCTGACAGAATATGTAGGGTGCTCAAATATAAAGACTCCTTTGGATGCTGGCTCTGAGCCAGACTGGACAAGGCGATCTATTTTCTCGGGTAAAATGCCATCAACGTCGAACGACCATCTCGGTAGAACAGAATGGCAAACGGGATACTTCTATGTTAATGATGTCCGTTGTGACCAACAGAATGACATAACATTGTACGCCGAACTTTTTGTAGACGGAGACCCTATTACCGAAAGTGGCTATGAAAAAATAGATGAACTGGTAGAAGGAATAGGGAGAGACTGCACCTTCATAGTCCACGGTGGAGACGTAACGTATGCCGGAACTCTTGCTGAATCTGGAGCTCTAACTACCGTCAATAATACTGGGTACTGTTCTGGAACATATAGTTATGACAGTATACTCTATGAGACCAACCACCTATGCCGTAATTCTCCAAAGTACGACCTTCAGAATGTTTATAAATGGGTGATAACGTCTGCCGGTGCTACTGGGGGAGTAGAAGGTGTTGATTTTGAATATATACACTACGGACTTGACTTCGTAAAAGTCCAAATGGGGCCAAATGGTTGCGAGTGTCTTCAAAGATATACCGATGGCTTTGGAAGAAGGGGTAGTGTAGCTAATAAATGGAGAGATGCGGCAGATGCTATTATTGCCCGATCATCTGAGTGTGTTCAGGTTTTCAATCAAGTAGATCCTCAGCAATGCACAACAGCTGGTGGCGGTTTTGATGGCCCTACACGCTATACCGCATGGCCTACTGGTCTACTCCCTTCTGGCTCAGTTATCGCAAGCGGTACAGTGACTGGTTATGCAGACCCATACTGGAGTGATGCTGAGTGCGACTTTATTGTTGGTGTTAGGGAAGTGACACAGACAGGCGCTCGCAATCAAGCTGAATGTCCCGACGATTATCAAGCGACCGGACCCGTACTTGAGATGCCTATCAAGAGATTAATAGACTCTCAGAACATTGGCACCCTTTGGGCTAATGCATTAGGAGCGTCCCCATCAGGGTCGGGCGTAACATCTTTCTGTGGTGAAATAGTCTGGATGTGGGATGGTTCTAGCTGGTCAGAATCCAGCCGTAGTGAAACCTGTGCTTCCTCCGGAGGAAGTGCTCCAACTGTTGATGGTGACTACAATGGCGATGTTGCAACGACACAGTGTCCTTGCCCATAAGTGTTTTGAAAATAAAGTTCAATTTGTCCTGAGTCTTCGGGCTCAGGCAAGCTGGACTATATACATATAATAATTTTTGGAGATTCATTAGTGGCAAGAAGAAGAAAGCCAACAACACAAAACGAAAAGCCGCAAAGAAGAAAGTCTTTGAAAGCAAAGACAAAAAACCAACAGATCTATATAGACGAGATGGAAGACTCGGATGTTACTTTTTGCTCCGGCCCCGCAGGCTCAGGAAAAACTAGTGTTGCAGTTGGTCTGGCATGTGAATATCTAATGTCAGAAAAGCTTAAAAAAATAATTATAACTAGACCTGTTGTAGAGTCTGGGCGTGGACTGGGACATCTTCCCGGAACTCTTATAGAAAAAATAAACCCATATTTAGTTCCTATTATCGAGGAAATGAATATGTATCTTACACCAACTAGAGTAGAGACTCTCAGGGACAACGGCACAATAGAACTCTGTCCTCTGGAGTATATGAGAGGAAGGAACTTTCATGACTGCTTTATGATTTTAGATGAAGCTCAAAATGCTACGTTTGAGCAAATAAAGATGTTCATAACAAGAATAGGTAGAAACTCAAAAGCTGTAATAAATGGAGACCTAAGACAAACAGATCTGGGGTCTTCAAGCGGAGGACTTGAGAGATGCATGGACAGTCTTGAACTTGTAGAGGGCGTGGGAGTATGCGAACTAGACTATTCTGATATAATCCGCAGTGACATCGTCGCAAAAATTCTTAGAAAATTACATGAGTTTGAACACACTAAGTAGCTGTTTGCTGGTACAATAGTATATAGGTCTTACTATTGTTTTTTAAGGTTTCATAATGCCAGAATATAGCTATGCGTGTGACGAATGCGACCATAAATGGTCTATCTTTTGTCATCGGTCTGAGTATAAGGACAAAAAGAAGTGTCCTTGCTGTAATAAAATAAAGCCTGTCCATAGAGACTATGGAGAGGATAATGTCTATGGAGGTTATAGCTACTCGCTATCTGAGGCCAAGACTCTAGGCCATTATGCAGACAAGCAAAGTAAGAAGCTAGGAAAGAATAGGGTAGAAGACCTGCTGAGAGAGCAAAAAACAAAAACAAAAGACTCTCTATCGGAAAAGCTTCCAGAAGGAATGAAGAAAATGGAAAAGCCTTCTTCTTCAACAAAATGGACTAAAGAATCCACCAATAAAAAGAGAAAGAGGAATTAGATGTATCATAAAATTAATTCAGAGAAGCAGAGTGGAGACTCGAATACTATAGTAGATGTCTTTACCATCTTTGGTAAGCACTCTAGTAGTGATGATGATGGCTATCCTAGACTGCCAAGTGAAGAACAAGACCACCATAATGCTTACGCAAAAAGAGTTTCTGTAGGCAACAGGATAAAGTACTACGTTAAGAGAGGCCGATATGGAAGACTATACAATCCTATTGGCCTATATTCAGAGGGAACAGCTAAAAAACAATTGCGGCACGCAGGGCGTCCTGAGTGGCAGTTTAAAGAGGCAACAGAACAAGTATTTGATAAGTATATTAAATTTTTAAAGACCAAAAATGTAGCTTGGTTGAACAATGCAGAAAGGGACTCATAATGGGTAAACTATCTAACGCAAAAAAGTTGACAAAGACCGAACAATATGCAATTGAGGGAATGGTGTCCAACGGTATGGATGTTTCGGAAATAGCAAAATCTCTATCAAGAGACGTGGACTTAGTCTCAGAATATGTGAGCTCTATAGAAGAACCTGAAAAGAAGGAGCATAAAAGTAAGGGGCTGGCAGTTATGACTGAAGCCACATCTCAAAGAATTGACAGAATGAGAAACACAATACCTAAGAAAACAAGAGACGCAGCTATACACAAAATAAAATGAAAATCTTCATACAACATAGAGACAATCTACAGTATGCTAGAAATTTGATTTCAGCGATAAGGGAGCACGCTGAGGTACAGGAAGGAAGTCCTACAGAGGACTGCACACACTTCTTGTCTTTGCAGACTGGAGGTGAAGACCAGATGCTGGGAATAAGAGAATCAATTCCTGAAGCAAAGATCACTACTTACTGCTGGGACTGCTACGAATGGATATGGGATCATACCTACATGTTCGACTGGAGACCATTTGGGGAGCAGTGTAAAGCCAGCGACCTTGTAATGGTTCCATCTTATGGGCAGGTGATGAGGTTAAATCAGCATTGGGGAATAGAAGAAGCAAGAACTATGATTGTTCCGGCTTATGCTCAACTGTTTGATTACGATGATATTGCCGATGACGGCTATGTGTGCGATCCATTAAGGGATATACCAGATAGACATTCTGGCTGGGCTTCAAGAGCATGTAACGAACTCAATATACCATACATAAGAGTAGGAAACACTCGTTCTTGGGAAGAATACCAATGGATAATTGCTCATTCTTCATTCGTTATTTGTCCTTGGTATGAGGCCTCGACTGGAGGCATGTCATTGATAGAAGCTTACAATCTAGGTAAGAATGTTCTAGTTTGTGACTCCCCTTATATGGGAGCTAAAGAATATTTTAAAGAACGTGCGTATTACTTCGATCCTAGCTATGAGTCGATGAAACAGCAAATCCTTAATATGTGGGAAAACAGAGGGTCACATAACGAAGACTTACAGGACAGAAAAGATTTTTGTAGGCATGAATTTGGCATAAGCACAATGGCAAAAAGTATTGTAGAGGCCCTAGAAGAGCAGTGATGTCAACAAAGAATGTTTATATAGCATCTTCTAGAATGGAAGAGATAGGGAGTAAGTGTGTTTCTTTTGCATCTGAGAATCTGCCAAAAGGATACTCCCTATGCGACAACATGCAAGAGTCAGACATATTTGTCTCAGTACTATACGATACAATCATAGACGAGGATTTTATAAGTAGTCGTGAAAGATGTGTAAACTTCCATCCGGGAATACTTCCAGAGTATAAAGGTTCTGCTACGTACAGTTGGGCTATAATAAACAAAGAGCCTGAAGCAGGGGTTACACTGCATGAGATAGACTCAGGTATAGACAGCGGACCGATTATAGAGATAAAAAAGACCTTGATAAGCAATAAAGATACGGCAGAGACTGTCTTCTATAGATGTATGGACATTCTTTATAATATGTTCTGTGATAACCTCTCTAGGATTTTATCAGGAGAATACAAAACTGTACAGAATAAAGGAGGCTCGGTCTATCTCAAAAAGCATCTGCCGTCAGCCAAAGATATAACCCATATTGTCAGAGCATTCACTTTTGAGGAAAAAGAAAAGGCTTTCTTTTACAATAGCTTAGGTGAAAAAATTTATTTGTCCTATTATCCAGAAGGAGGATAGTGGATGGTAAAAATATCTTATATATATAATAGCGCCGCAGCAGGGGTCAAAGAAAAAAAGAGCACTGTTGCTAGGCTAGCTATGAGCTTGGTTCCTAAGCTGGAAGAGCTTGGGGCAAATGTGAACATATTTGATTTGAATACTGAAGATATAGATCTTGCTGGGCAACAAGTCGTATGGGATGGAGAAGACGGTCAGTCTCCGAATACAGTAGTACCATTCGGGTACTTGAGAAAAGGAGCGTCTGCGTGGAGGAATTCAATAGACTTTGCAGAGGAAGCCGATATAATCTTGTCCATGCAAGGTGTAGACAATCCTGCACTGTCATCACTTATAGAAGGTTACAAAGACAAAAAAGCAATTGTATATGTTTGGGATATGTATCCTTGGATGTCATTTGCAGACGGCAGGTGTGACTACCTTAATCAATGTCATGAGGTATGGTGCTCCTCTGTGGGAACAATGTTGAGGACACATGAGATATATGGAGTCCCGCAGGAAAGAATGAAAGTTATTCGACCTTGGTTTGAGCCTTTTGATGCCCCAAAGGAAGCCCCTCCTGAGAACATGCCAGAGAGATTTATATATCATCCTCTTAGAAACTATGAGCAAGACTCGTGTACTGGATGGATTTATCACTCATGTGATGAGCTTAACGGCGAGGATGAAAGTGATAGAGACTTTACATATAGTATAGTAAAATCTGAACACGGGCTACCCTTTGAGGAATACAAGCACTATATCTTGAACTGTGAATTCTTGGCTAGTGAATATGCTGAGTCGTCAACTGGAGGCTTGAGCTTACTAGAGGGTTACTATCATGGCAAGGATGTGCTTATTTCAGATTCGAAGTTTTCAGGGGCTAGAGAAATTTTTCAAGATAGAGGAGTCTACTTTCGTGGAGATTATCGTGAAGACTTAAAGGCACAAATAAAGCATCTATATAATAGAGATAAGCCCGAAATAGATATTAAAGAAAGAAGAAAATTTTGTGAGAGATACTTAATAGACAATGTATCTAAAGAAATATTTGAAAACATAAAAAGGGTAACAAGTTCTTAAGAAAGGATATATAATGGACCCGGTACTTAACAAACAGGCAGAAAAATTAATCTGGATAGCTGAGCCCTCTTTAGGAAAAGAAGAGTACGATGCAGTTGGCAGGTGTGTGGCAGAGAACTGGATTTCTCAAGGCCCGAGGGTTGCAGAGTTCGAAAATGCTATTGCACAAACGGCTGGAAAGACTTATGGTTCTGCTTGCAACTCAGGCACAACAGCACTGCATCTAGCCCTGCATGTATGTGATGTTGGGCCGGGAGATGAGGTTATTATACCAAACTTAACAATGATAGCACTTGCAAATGCTGTCTTACTCACAGGAGCAACTCCGGTATTCGCTGAATCTGACAATGACGTGGGAAATGTCTCTTTGAAAACTGTGCAGGACTGTATTACAGACAGAACGAAAGCTGTTATAATTGTCCACACATATGGGGAGCCAGTAAAAGACACAGTAGCTATCTCTAACTTATGTAAAGGAAAAGGTATAAAGTTTATTGAAGACTGTGCTGAGTCTCACTTCGCGCTGCTGGAAGGGAAGCCTGTTGGGTCATTCTCTGATCTAGCTATTTTCAGTTTTTATTCTAATAAGAACATTACAACTGGAGAGGGAGGAATGGTTGTAACGGATGTATTAGAAGACAAGGAAAGACTTGATAGAGTCAGAATGCATGCTTTCACTCCGGGAAAACATTTTTGTCATACAGAACGTGCGTTTGGATATAGGATGACAGACATGCAGGCTGCAATAGGCTTAGAGCAAGTCAAGAAGGCTCCTGAGTTCATGGAAAAAAGAAGGAAATACCGTGACATGTATGAGGAGCAGATGCAAGATCTAGATAGTGTGAGAGTTCCTGAAGCTGTTAAAAATTCTGGGCTATGGGTTATGCCTCTACTTGCCAATAGTGAGGAGGCAAGGAATAATATTAGGCAGCATATAGCGGATAGAGGTATTGATTCTAGGACATACTTCCAGCCAATACATAGGCAAGAGTTCCTTAAAGATATAACAGACAAGGAATATCCAAGATCAGACGAGTTAGGGAATTGCGGATTTTATGTACCTTTATATCCTAAATTGGAAGAAGAGCAAGTACAATATGTTATAGACGCTATTAAAGAGTTTTAACATAAAGATGACAGATGGCAAAAAACAGAAGCGAAAAGAGCAGGTATCCCTCTCGGTATTCTCCGGGAGGCTGGGTATCAGCATCTCAGTACATAACAGAACTAGTATGTGAAAAGAAGGCTCAACGAGAGAAGAAGGAACTCCCTATAAAATTCTGGGAGAATAAAGAGTGGTCGAAGTATTATAAGTATCAAATAACTTTGGCTAACAAGCTTATAAAAAAATATGGGGAAGAACCTATAGTGGCCGCGCTTAGAGATAAGAGGTGCTGGTCTACCTATTCTTTAAGGTCTCCATTTCTAGAAAAAATAATTCAGGAAAAAGCTGAACAAGTTGTCGAGAGACCGGCGAGTGCCGAGTATAATATAAATGACTCAGAAGAAGTCAAACACAAAACAAACAATAATAAGAAATCAATTATTTCTAAGTTAAGGGATTTGGATGAGTAAAGACATTATCAAAGAGTATGGTAATGTCCTTCATGATCCCGCCTCAATAACAGAAAGACCCTTAGAAGTCTTATCTGTAGGTCCTAAGCTAGATATAGCTCTTGGTGGAGGCGTGCCTGAAGGTTCATTATTTATTATGACTGGCCCAGAGAAGGTCGGAAAAACTGTAACGGCACTTACTTTCTGTGCTAACGCGCAGAAGCACTATGAGAGAAAGGTATATTACGCTAACATTGAGGGCCGTCTCAAGAAAAGAGACTTGCAGGGCATCACAGACCTAAGCTTAGATGCAGAAAAAATGCAGATCATTGGCTCTACAGAAGGCAATATATTGTCTGCCGAAAAATACCTCAGCATCATCGACAATATTGTACACACTCAGCCCGGATCATTAGCTATTGTGGACTCGTTTTCAGCCCTGTCTAGCGAGTCTGAGCTTACAGGAGACTTGTCAGATATGCAAGTTATGAGTGTTCAGAAAGTTTTGGCAAAGTTCTGCAGAAGGATTTCTAACGTCCTTCCAATTAATAGAGTTACAGTCGTTGGCATAACGCATCTAATGGCGAATCTGCAACGATTTGGAAGAGGAAAAGCTAAAGTAGAAAAATCAGGGAGCGCTTTGAAATATCAAGTCGATGTCAAGCTGCACGCAAGCCACTCTACTGCTCTTATGCAAGGAGACACACAGATAGGACAAACAGTGCACTGGCAAATTACAACCTCTGCGATTGGGCCTCCGGGACAGAAGGTGGAGAGCCATATCAGATATGGTAAAGGAATCTGGAAAGAGATGGAGATGGCAGATTTGATGATAGACTTTGGTTTGATCTCGAAAGCTGGAGCATGGCTCAAACTCCCGAATGGAGAAAAGATTCAAGGAAAAGTTAACTTGGCAAAATACTTGGAGGAGAATCCAGAAGAGTATAATAATTTTAGAAAAGAGGTTTTCGAGATGGTAGGAATTGATTATGAAAGCTAAGACTATTGATACTTATGAGTGCAGGATATATATAGGATCTATATATGAAGATACTAAGGCTCATTTCTATGAAAGGAATCTCACTAAGTATATTGGTGACTATCAAAACTCTGTAGATGCAATTGTGCCGCTTAGAGTTACTAAAACTGCATTTGTTTGCGGTCCGAAATATCTTGAAGATGGATGGGAAATAGCTGCCATTAATTATCCCAGAGCAGGAACTAATATGGAGATCATAGAGGGGTTCATGGAAGGGTTGGCAGAAGGCTTGCTTGAAAGGTTCTGTCAAAAGAGAGTGACTCTCGTAACGCCACATGTTTCCATTATGTACGAATCAGAAGCTTCGTATATGCCTCAAGTAGCAAGTTAATGAAGATAAGAGACCTAAATAACGAAGCGCATACTTGGAAGCTAAACGGATATGTGATAGCTGCAAATGATATGCGCCCACGCTCTAAGCTCCATCTGACAGCAAGGGAGCTGCTTACAGAGCTTTTCCCCACCGTTCAGGTTCTAGAAGAAGTCCTTGTGCCTCTAACTAGATATGAAAAGGCATACTTTGATTTTTATATAAATACTATTAAATTGGTTATTGAGGTTCACGGACAGCAACACTATAGGTTCAACTCTTTATTTCATACTTCAGCACAAGATTTTGCGAATCAGAAGAAAAAAGACCGGCGAAAGAAAGAGTGGTGCGAGTATAATAATATTACATATATTGAGCTTCCTTATAATGAGAGCAAAGAGAAATGGAAATCCAGAATACAGCAAAGGAACGATTAGAACAAATCGACTCAGTACTAGATGAGTATGAAGGCAAGTTAGGAATAGGCGGCTACTCCGAAGACTTCCATGATCAATCTGTTAAGAATTACATGTCTATGCCTAGACAACAAATGGAGAAGTTAACAGTGGAAGAGTGTGCGGAGGCAGCGTTGCTGCTTGGCGGTTTTTCATTTTACCTACAAAGATCATACAACAGAGAAATAGCTCGTGTTAATTGGGCTTCATCTAATCTTAAAAAAATGATGTCTGGAAGAGAGTCTCAGTATAAGGGTTCTTGGGACAGCCAATATTACCAAGCTGTTAAAGAGGACGGCTATGCTAAAAAACTAGATAGTATCAAGGTGTATGCGCAACAAAGGGCCGACAGACTGACATACTTGGCTAGCTCGGTAAAAAATCTGAGCGACTTATATATAAACCTACAAAGAGCGAAGATAAATAGACATGGATAAGAAAGAACTAGAAGAGCTACTGAAGCAGTTTACTCAAGAGGAAATCAAAGAAGCCCTCTCTAATACCACGAATAAGAAAAAACGACGAAGAGGCAAGGGTAAGAGAAAGAGAAATAAGAATTCTATAGAGAAAAAACCGTCTAGCGAGAATAAGTTTGATGACATAATTTCAAAAATTAGTTTAAGTAGCGACGAGATAAGAGAGCTTGAAGAGGCTAAAAAATCTGATCAGGGCGCAGTCGTCAACCCGAATAGAGGAAATAGAAGAGTAGTAGAAAAGCGGACATTCAGATGTTCTGGGTGTGGAAAAGATTATAGGATGTTCCCCTCTCAGGTGCATAATCCAGAGAGATGGAAGTGTAACAAATGTATAGTCAATGGGAAATAATATGCTAAATGATTTACCAGCAGAAAGAGCAATCTTAGCAGGCATATTTAGATATGGAGCTGAGGCTTATTATGATGTTGCAGACATTGTAACAGAGTCGTCGTTTACAGACGAGTCTAATGTGGTCTTATTTTCATGCATGAAGCATGTGCTTGAAACAGATGACTCTCGCTCTCTAGATGCCCCTACAATGATGTCCGCTGCAAAAGAACTTGGGTTCTCAGACTTCTTTAATACACAAGAAGTTCAACATATGTCTTCTGTGATAAAGTTTCCGGTACTGTTGGAAAACTTAAGAAAGTTTGGAGCAAAGGTCAGGAAGCTAGAAATAGCTAGGATGATGTACGACCAACTTGATCTAACTAAAGAAAGGTATCTTGAGATTAAAGGTGATGAACCTATTGCCAAGATACTAGGGATAGCTGAAGATGCTGTAATGGATGTTACGTCTGTGATAGCTGGTGAGGACGAATCCCCTACACAGATGTTTGATGATGTCGAAGCCCATCTAGAAGAGCTTGCAGAAGACTCAGTTGATCAGATAGGTATAGCAACGGGCTTTCCAAGGTATGACTTCTCTATTGGGGGTGGTCTCAGAAAAGGCACAGTAAATGTTATTGGGGCTCGACCTAAGACTGGAAAAACTCTTCTTGCAGACAATATGGGAATACATATTGCAAAAGAAGGAACTCCAGTACTCAACTTAGATACTGAGATGAGGAAGGAAGACCATCAACATAGAATGATGGCGATGCTCTCTGGCGTTCCAATTAACGACATTGAAACGGGTAAGTTTGCTGATGATCCAGCCAAAAAGAAAAAGGTTATGGATGCGGCAAGAGAGATAAAAGATATACCATATTATTTTAAGACTATTGGTGGCGCCTCTTTTGAAGAACAGGTTGCCGTCATGAGAAGATGGATTAGTAGGGTTGTAGGACTAAATGATAAGGGCAAGGCAAATGATTGTGTGATTATATATGATTACCTTAAACTTATGGACTCAAGTGAGATCAAAGGAGACATGAAAGAATTCCAAATTCTTGGCTTCATGATCACAGCCCTACATAATCTATCTCTTAAGTATGAAGTCCCAATTTTAACTTTTATCCAGTTGAATAGAGATGGGATAACAAAGGAAAGCACCGATACTGCGTCTGGTTCTGATAGGATAATTTGGCTATGTTCTAACTTCAGTATATATAAGCATAAGTCTGATGAAGAGATAGCTAAGGATGGTCCTGAGAATGGCAACAGGAAGCTTGTCCCTCTGATTGCAAGGCACGGAGAGGGACTTGATTATGGGGACTATATTAACGTAGAACTTACTGGCAAAATCGGTAAAGTCACCGAAGGGCAGACTGCGTTTGAACTTGACAGTGGTGTAAGCGCCACAGAAGATGGAGAACTTTTTGATGACTCAGAAGATGTCGCATTCTAAGAAGTATGACTACGCTAAAGTAAGAACTCTTGCAAAGATAGCAGGACAATATATAGACCAAATATATCAATACTTTGGGCTCAGTATTGCTTACAGAAATGATATCCTTATGAAATCAGCATGTCCTATACATGGAGGAGATAACCCAACTGCTTTAAACTTTTATCCGAACGGAGAGTTTAAGGTGCACTATAAATGCAGAACACATCAATGCGAAGAAGTGTTTGGCAATGGGATGATAGATCTAGTCAGAGGAATCCTATCCAGAGTCAACTATGGGTGGGAAAAGGAAGGAGATAAGGAGGCTACTTTTAAGGAGTCTGTTGATTTCTTACTCAAGTTTCTTAAAAAGGACTTTGACTCGCTTGAAGCTGATAATCATAATATAGAGAAGCTCCACTTCAACAACTTAGTGAACACGCTTAGTTCTGAAGCTGCTAAGAAAAGCGGCATAACTCAGCAAATGTATCGAGACCGAGTGGAAGTTCCTTGTAAGTACTATCTAGACAGGGGATTTTCTGCCAAGGTTCTGGAGGAATATGATGTTGGTTATTGTACTAATCCAAGAAAGCCGATGTACCAAAGAGCAGTAGTTCCTATTTATGATAATAATCATGAGTTTATTGTCGGCTGCACAGGCAGAAGTATATTTGATAAATGTCCTAAATGCAATAACTATCACGACCCTAAAGAAAAATGTAGACATTTTCCAAAATGGATGCACAGCAAGGGCTTTCAAAAAGAGAAATGGCTATATAACTACTGGATAGCCAAGGATGAGATATCGAAGACTGGAGTTGCTATCCTTGTCGAGTCTCCCGGAAATGTATGGAGACTAGCAGAGGCTGGAATACACAATGTCGTTGCTATATTTGGAACAGCGTTCAACAACGATCAGAAAAACTTGCTAGATGAGTCTGGAGCTTTATCATTGGTCTGCTTAATGGATAATGATGATGCTGGACAAAAAGCAGCTAAGAAGATAGAGGAACAGTGTGGAAGATTGTATAGGCTTTACTTCCCAAGTTTCGATGCAGCAGACATTGCAGAATTGAATGTTGATACAGTTACATCCGACATTAAACCTTTTATTGAAAACGCTATGAATGTATATAAGGAAATTTAAATGAGCACCTACAAAGAGAATGCAATAGACTATCTGTATAATAAGGCTTCTTCAGATAGAGATAAAGCGCTAGCTTCATTGTCAATCTTGCTAGACCATCCAGCTGGCATAGGAGATCATTCCACGGAAGATCTGTATAACAACCTTGATGAGGCGCTTAGCAACTTAGCTGATGCAGAAGACAGACTAGAAGTTTTGGAACAGTACTATAGTAGAGATTAATATGACTCAAATAATTGGCTTTGCTGGAAAAAAGCAGAGCGGTAAGAATACTGCTTGTGACTATGTGGTCGCTCTTAAATTGGCTGAGCTTGGAATATCTAAAAGTGTTAGATTTTCTAAGTCTGGCAAAATAGAAGTGAGTGACATATTTGGAGAGAGAAAACCTAATAAAGATTGGTTTGAATTTTCCAATGACAATCTAAACATAAGCAAGCTTTTCTCTGATGGTCTAGATAAATATGTGAAAGTTTATGGGCTTGCAGACACACTGAAAGATTTATGCATTAAGGTTCTAGGACTATCATATGAACAAGCGTATGGTAGCGACAAGGATAAAAATTCACTGACCGAGATAGAATGGATTACTGCTCCTTGTAAGAATAATAAACTAGAAGGCAAAATGACAGCCAGAGAAGTTCTTCAGTATGTTGGAACTGATATATTTAGAAGACTAGACCCAGACGTATGGATTAAAAGCTTATTAAGAAAGATACAAAAAGACTCGCCTGAGATCGCTTTAATTTGTGACGTAAGATTTAAGAATGAGATTATAAAGCTGCAGGAAGCCGGAGGATATATTGTCGGGCTGACTAGAGACCCTTATAAGAAAGGTGATGCGCACTCAAGTGAAAAAGAAATAGAAGAATGCATAGATCTTTGTGACACTGTGGTGGATAACAGAAAGTCTACTATAGAAGAGCAATTAAAACTAATTCATGATTCTATTAAGCATATACCTAATGTTATACCAGCAACGGAGAATTAATGAGTATTCCAATTGTTTACTTTAGAAGTAGCTCTTTCAATTCGCATAGGATGTGCCCTATGCAATATTATCACGAATACACTTTAGGGTGGAGGGGAAAGTCAGGGAAGAAGGCAGACAAAGGAACAATCGTTCATAAAGTGCTTGAGCTTGCTGCGTTGTGTAAAAAGGCGCTTCAGGAGGGGTACGAGATATTCGAAGACAGTGAAATAGGAAAGATTGAAACATCCAACTATGATCCAGAGTATCTAGATGAGATTATAGACAAGGTCTATGAGTATTACACTTCTAGAACTACGCATCACGACTGGAAGCCTCTTGACCTCAAGCACTGTCGAAAGTGGGTCTGGAAAATATTTAATGATGACAATGGCTTCTTTGATCCTAAGAACAGACTTGTCGTAGACGCAGAACCGCATTTTGATTTTGAAATAGAAGAAGAGTGGGCGAAGTACAGTTACACTTTAGATGACGGAACTACCCTTGATGGGAATCTATCCCTTAAAGGCACGATAGATCTCATTACTGATGTTGGTGACGATACTTATGAAGTCATTGATTGGAAGACTGGTCGTAGGCTAGACTGGGCCACTGGGAAAGAAAAGACGCCAGCGAAACTGCAGAACGATCCTCAGCTTAGAATGTATCATCTTGCTGTCAAGAAGCTATATCCTCATGTAAAGTCTTTCTTAATAACAATACACTTCATGAATGACGGAGGCCCTTTTACGTTACACTTCCAAGATAGTGATATTGAAGAAACTATGGAGATGATAAAGGCAAAATTTGAAGTAATAAAGGAAACTGAACGCCCTCAGCAGATAAAAAGTTGGAAATGTAGCAAGTTGTGTTCTGCTGGAAAGACCACTTATGATGACACTCATGTAGATACGATGTACAACATATTTGGCGCCCCACTAACTAAATGCGAACAGACCATGACTATGATTAAAGAAAATGGTATAGAGTGGGTAACGGGCAACTGTATGTCTCCCGACCACGCTATAGGGAAATATAAAGCTCCGGGAGAAGTATGATAAAGCTACCTTTTAATGACGCTATGATAGCAAGTGCTAGAGAGAAGGCTATGTCTCTAGGATCAATAAATAATTCTATCCTGAAGGGCGGAGGTAATATAGCTGGGTACTTAGGAGAGGAGGCTTTAGCACCATATGTGGGAGCAAAGATTGTAAGTAACAACAGAGGTCTTGATAAATATAACCATGATCTTCTTCTAGAATGTGGTCATAGACTTGAGGTAAAGACAAAAAGAAGGACAGTCTCTCCAAGATCGCATTATGATGTATCAATAGCGGAAACAAGCAAGCATCAGAAACCAGACCTATATGGGTTTATAAGCTTAGAGTTTGACAGATGCACTAAAAGTCATCCTAAGAAATATTATGGCCTAAAAAATATATGGTTGTGCGGCTTTATGGGATCTTTTGAGTATTGGGAAAGGGCTTCTCTCTGGGAAAGTGGGAGAATAGACAAAACAAATAGCTTCAAGACTCACGTTAACATGTATAATTTACCTATAAGAGAACTACATGATAGCATTTGGGAATTGATAGAATGAAATACGTACCGCTGCATGTCCATAGCGAATATTCACTTTTAGATGGACTGTCACAAACAAAACATATTGCAAAAAGATTAGAGGAAATAGAGGTTGAGGCTTGTGCATTAACTGATCACGGCACAGTTAGTGGGGCCATTGACTTCCATAAGACCATCTCTAAGGGTTTTAAGCCTATTCTTGGATGTGAGTTTTATATCAGCAATAGAGACGCTACCGTAAAAGAACCTGATAATTCCAAACTTGCACATCAGGTTGTCTTAGCAAAAGATTTGCAAGGCTGGAAGAGTCTACTTTCTATGGTGTCGATATCAAACAAAGTAGAGCACTTCTACCACAAGCCTAGACTGGGAACTGATTATTTCATGGAGCTTGCATCCAAGGGGGAAGGTTCTTTAGTATCTTTTAGTGGTCATCTAGGCTCTCGTTTAGCAAATGCCGTTGTAGACAATCCGAACTGGCAAAGTGACGGGATCAGAGAAGCGGAGAGACTACAGGAAGCATTCGGTAAGGGTAATTTTTATATAGAAATACAGCTTATTGACTCTCTCATAAATGAGAAGGCAAAAGAAGTTGCTGAAAAACTTAGAGAGATTTCTAAGCTCACAAAAATACCCTGTGTAGCCACTCCAGATGCACATTACTGTAGGCGAGAAGATGCTCATGACCAAAGGGTCTTACTATGTACCTCAATGCGTAAAAGTATTGGTCAGGTACAAACAGAATTGAAGCAAGGTAAGTCTCGATCTCTAGGAACATTTTTCAACTCAAACAACTATCATATTCCTAGCTATGAAGATATGAGAGATTTTCATACCGAAGAAGAGCTGCAGCATACTGTTGACATAGCAAATATGTGCAGTCAATATGAAATTTTGGGTCCTCCAAACCCACCTGTATTCGACTCCCCAGACGGGATGTCTCCGAATGACTACCTCAGACAATTATGTAGAGATGGTTGGTCTAGAAAGATGAGTCATATTGAGAAAGGCTCACTGTTCAGTGAGTACGGAGATAGGGTCAATAAAGAGATTAAAATTTTTACTGAGACTAATCTATCAAGCTATTTCCTTATTGTTAGAGATATTCTGAAGTATGCTGAGAGAAGAGGCTATCTCACAGGGCCCGGAAGAGGAAGTGCCGCCGGATGTATGGTTTCCTATCTTATGGATATTACCAAAATTGATCCTATGCGGCATGATTTAATTTTTGAGAGATTTTACAATGCTGGACGAAATGCAGGTGGAAGAGTATCAATGCCTGATATTGATATTGATGTTCCTAAACAATCTAGGAATGATATTATAGATTATATCAAACAGAAGTATGGAGAGGATAATGTAGCCCAAATCGTTACTTTCCAAACTCTGAAAGGTCGGGCCGCGCTCAAGAGGGTCATGGCAGCTAGAGGCAATATAGGTTTTAGTGAGCAAAATGCTATAACGTCTCATATCTTAGATGAAGCAAAGATCTCAGATGAACTACAGGATATGAAAGACGAGCTAGGAACTGCCTCTGTTATAACTTGGGCTCTTGAAAACAAGAAGGACAAACTGAAAGAGTGGTGCTATGTAGATGATAATGGAACACTGCAAGGTAAGTTTGCCAAGATATTTGAACAGGCCATTAGATTGGAAGATACAAAAATCATTCAATCTAAGCATGCGGCTGGCGTTGTTGTATCTCCTCAGCCTATATATGATGTATGCCCAATGGTCATAGACAAAGAAGGAAAGGGTCAACTAGCAGGATTTGAGGGTCCCTCATGTGAAGATGCTGGACTGCTTAAGCTTGATGTTCTTGGAATCAAAATGCTGGATAAGATTATGGAAATGCCTGATATTATAAAGAACACTTATAAAGTGCAGGTATAATATATTATAGGATATATTACAAGAGGAAAAAATAATGATAAATAAAAGATGGATTATCGTATTTGATTTAGAGACTGACGGGACTGATCCGTACAGTTGCAACCCAGTAGAGTTAGCGGCTGTTCCTGTTGACCCCAGAACTTTGGAGATTAAGGAAGCTCAGTCGTTTAGGGTTACTATTAAGCCAGATGGAATCGACGATGACGAATATTTTACAAAGGCGAGGCAGGATACGATAGCTTGGCACGCAAAGACAAGAGGAGTTGAGTCAGAAGATATTATTAAAGAGTGGAAGGATGGTCAGACGGAAAAAGTCGCTTGGAAAAACTTTATGTCCTACTGCTCCAAGTATGAAGTTGATAAGAGGCCCGGACAGTGGTACACAGAGCCTATCCCTGCAGGGTACAACATTATTGGTTTTGACTTGCCAATCCTAAAAAGACTATCGGAAAAATATAAAACAAAGATGCCTCTATCTACGGTTACTAAAATAGATATGATGGATATCTTATTCACTTGGTTCGAGAATCTCGACGAGCCTAACAGTATGAAGCTTGATACATTCAGAGACTTCTTCGGCCTTAAAGCTAGTGCACAAGCACATGAAGCTTTGTCAGATACTATTGATGAGGCTAAGCTAATGGTCAAGTTTTTGAAGTTCCATAGAAAACAAGCAAGTGTAAGTAAATTTAAGGGCGCGTTCAGTAAATGATAACTCTAGATTGCGGATGTCAGTTTGAACAAGACGATGAAGGTAGAATTATCTTCTGCACTGATATAACAAAAATGAATATGGACTGTCCTAAGACTTGGGACTTGATATGTGAAGGTAACACCAAGGGAGTTTTCCAACTTGAGTCTCAGCTTGGAAGATCTCTGGCAAAACAGGCAAAGCCAAGAAACATAGAAGAACTTTCAGATCTAATCGCTATCATGCGTCCCGGATGTCTTGAGGCGGTAGTCAAGGGAAAGACTCTTACTATGCACTACATTGACAGAAAGCATAAGGTAGATTCTGTTGAGTACTTTCATGAAGCGTTGGAGCCTATCCTAAAAAGCACTTATGGGATTCTTGTATTTCAAGAGCAGGCTATTCTTATTGCCCAGCAGATCGCTGGGTTTGACTTGCAAGAGGCAGATATTCTTCGCAAAGCAATTGGCAAGAAAAAAGCTAGTGTTATGGCAGAAGTTAAAAAGTCTTTCATAGAAAAATCCGAGGCTAGAGGTATTGTAACTACAGAAGAGGCAAAAGAAATATTCTCTTGGATTGAAAAATCTCAAAGATACTCTTTCAATAAGTCTCACTCTGTTAGTTATGCTTATAATGCATATCTTACGGCATATGCAAAAGCTCATTTCCCACATGAGTTTTTTACTTCGTATCTGAAGCATGCAGTAGGAAAGCCAGACACTTTTATTGAAGTTCAGGAGCTTGTTAATAATGCAAAAATAATGGGAATCAATACTATGCCTCCTAGTATAATTCATATGAATGAAGAATTTGAACTGATTGAGCAGCATCCAAGATATGGCTTAACAAATGTGAAAGGAGTAGGCTCTTCAGTATTTAAAAAAATGGTGCAGTATATGGATAGTGAGTCCATAGATCCTAGAAATTGTGATTGGTCTTGCTTTCTGATATTAGTATCTCCAAAAGTTAACAAGAAAGCTTTTGAGAATCTTATACTAGCAGGAGCATTTGATTGTTTTAAAATTCCAAGGTCTACGATGCAACATAATTTTAATATCATCAAGGAACTTAGCAAAAGAGAAATCGCTTGGCTAATAGACTACAAGAAGAACAACTACGAAAAAACAACAGAAGAGTGCTTGCAAGAAATGATTAACTGTTCTCAGGGCAAAGATAAGAATAGGCCGATATTCAGAAGAGATAGATGCCCTATTGTTGAAGATTTGTTGAGAGCTTACAACAATCCCGGATATGAGCTCTTCGATTCTCCTTCTTGGCTCTCAAAGCAAGAACAAGAACTGTTGGGTATAGCCTTGACATGCAATAAAGTTGATGAGTACAATACCGATAGGGCGAATTGTACGTGCAAAGAGTTTATAGATGGCTTCGAAAGTCAATATGGAGCTGTTATAGCTGTGCAGATTGAATCTGTGAGAGAGTGGAAAATAAAGAAGGGTAGAGCGAAGGGGAAAAGTATGGGATTCATTACAGCTGGTGACACTAGTTGTATTCTAGATAATATAACTGCATTCTCAGACGAATGGGAAAAGTATAGAAATTTGCTCTATGAGGGCAATACAGTCCTTCTTAGAGGGAGCCGAGACAAAAATAGAGGAAGTTTTTTGGTAAAAAGAGTTGAACAACTAACAAGTTAGTTTGAAAAGGACGTTATAATATAGTAATGGATGATCTAATAGAAAGAAACATGGGACTTGTTGTATCTGTGGTTAACTCGTTTAATCCTAGGAACACAGCTGAGAAGGAAGACTATATCCAAGCAGGTAGGATAGGACTATGGAAAGCATTAGAAAAACATGACCCAAAGAAGTCTGCGCTTTCAACGTATGCTTGGAACCCAATAAGGTGGGAAATAATGAAGGAAATAAAGTCTGTTAAAAATACTAGATATTTTTCTATTACAGATGACAGGAGCCCTAGCTACTACATGTCTGATACTCTGTGGGAACATTGTCCTGACAGTCTTAGCTCTGAGGAATTTGAGGTAGTAGACCTTAGAAAAATGGGATACACGTTACAAGAGATAGCGGATATTATAGGAAGAGGAAGATCTTATGTCAAAAGAGTTGTTTACCGAGCCGTTCAGAAAATAAGAGAGTGCAATGACAGATAAGAAAAAAGTTCTTTTTATTACTGAGTCTCATCACTTAGCCTCTGGATTCGGGACTTATGCGAAACAAGTACTCCCTAGACTAGCCGCTACTGGAAAATATCATCTAGCGGAGTTCGCCTCTTATGGAGACCCCGCAAGAGTAGGTGAACTACCTTGGGACTACTATAACAACAGTCCGGCAACTCCGGAAGAGACTGAGCAGTTTAACTCGTCTCCAGCGAACTCTTTCGGAATATGGAAGTTTGCTAGGGTAATACTTGACTTCAAACCTGACGTTGTGTTGACCTACAGAGACCCTTGGATGGATGAGTGGATCAAAGAGTCTCCTCTTAGAAAGTACTTTCACTGGGTGTGGATGCCTACTGTAGATTCTTATCCACAAAAAAGAAGATGGTTAGAGAGCTTTGCTTCATGTGATGCTATTCTGACATACTCAGAGTTTGGCAAGAAGGTGCTGGATAAGCAATCGAGAGGAAGCATAAATACAATAGGTTGTGCGTCTCCCGGAATAGACCCTGTCCTATACAAGCCTGTGGATGATAAGGCTAAGCATAAACAGTCCTTGGGTCTGCCTCCAGACTCACTGGTTGTCGGCACCGTGATGAGAAACCAGACTAGAAAGCTTTTTATAGAGCTAATGAAATCTTTTAGGACGTTTTTAGACAATGCACCAAAAGAGCTGGCAGACAGATCATTCCTGTACCTTCATACAAGCTATCCTGAAAAAGGAGGATGGGACATCGAGGAAGGCATATTGGAAAACGGGCTCTCTGACAAAGTATACTGCACATATGTCTGTCGGTCTTGCGGTCATTGGGAACCATCTAAATATCAAGGAATAATTAGGACTTGCCCAAAATGCCACCAAAGAACATCATATATGCCAAATGTAGGTCATGGCTTATCTATAGAAGACCTGATAAAAGTGTACAATCTTATGGATCTTTATGTCCAATATGCAATCTGTGAAGGCTTTGGTATGCCACAAGTGGAGGCAACTTGCTGCGGAGTTCCTCTGGCTGCTCCGGACTATAGTGCTATGCAAGATGTTGTAGAGAATACTGGTGGATACCCAATAAAAATAGAAAAGATGTTTCGTGAACTGAACACTAACGCAGATAGGGTATATCCAGACAATGATCATCTAGCGGAGATAATTAGTGAGTACTTCTCAAAAGATCCTGACTTCAGAAAAAACAAATCTAAACAGGTAAGAGAAGCTACTATGAATCGCTATGACTGGGATGAGACTGCAGCGATATGGGAAAACTATATTGATTCCTATGAGCCTTCTGGTCTACAGGGAAGATGGGACTCTCCTCCAAATATGGTACAGATTCCGGATGCTCCTCCTCAAGGCCTATCAAATGAACAATTTATACACTGGTGCTTTACTTATCTACTTCAATCTCCAGAAAGAATCTCTTCTTATGATGCTCATAAGTATATAGCTTCTCTAGAATATGGTTGCTTTGTAGATGGAAGCTATGGCCCTCACCTTGAAGGAGCGAGTGTAGATGGTTTATTTAACCTGTTCAAGAACAAGGCCAACGAGAATAATACTATAGAATTACTGAGAACTGGACAAGCACAAGGAATACCTATGAACTTTCTAATGAAAGGAGTTGCAAATGATTAGAACTCTAACAGTAGCTCCTTATAAGATGTTTGGAGGTCAAGGAAATAAGGCTAGAGGAATAGTTAAATGTATCTCAGATCACAAAGACATACAGAACTACAGCATACCTATTTTTTCTGAGAATGTCGAATTCGATCTAGAGCTGGACAAGGAGTCAGAGGATTATGACCTTTGCATTCAGAATGTAGACTTTAAAAATTTTGTAAAGACTCCTTATGTTGATGTGGGTATATTTGAGCCGGCTTTCAAGAAGATTCGGTACATAGATAACTATGTTAGATTGCTAGACTATGCTATTGTTTTTGGAGAGAAGCAAAAGGAATGCTTGGGCAAAAAAGTCTCGGACAAGGTTCGTGTGGCAAGGCCGACGATCATGCCTATGGAAAGGCCTAGTAAACAGAAGACTGCCTTCAGCAAGTTCACTTTTTACACATCAACCTTCGAGGAATATACAAATCTGGACTTAGTCCTACTCAGCTACCTGACCTCTTTTAGTATAAACGATAAAGTCAATTTGACAATACTGTCTCCTGACCCTAATAGCATGGTAGAATATATCGCTTCGATTAAATCTGATATCGGGAGATTTGGCACAATTGACATGTACCCAGAAATAACACTTAGAGCGGAATGTAATTCTTTTTCTGAATTCCAGTGCTTAATTGATGCCTCTATGGGTTATGATTTGTCAATAAACACCATGTTGTCAGTGGCATCTGGGAATCCCGTAATCGCTTCTAGCTCAAATGCTATATGTGAATGGGTCAACGATGGGATATACAAGTTTGAATCAAACGAAGGTTCGAGGAATAGTTTTTTGATCGGAGATGTTCCCATTAGTAGTTCTCTATCAGAAAAAATGCTCAGTGCATTTCACGATAGCAAAAAATTTCAAGAAATGCAAGCAGCTTTAATAGAGGACTCTTACAAGTCTTTTTACCCAGACAATGAACAGACAGTAGGAGAAATCTTATGTTCTCTGTTATAAACAGAATAAACAGACTAAATAAAACAAGCACTAAAAATATACTTGTGGTGCAAAGAACTAATGATCAATATACGCGGATTCTCTCTATGCTAGAGAATGTACAGCTATACTTGTACCATCCTTGGGGAATTGCTAATGAGATGACCCCAGCAAACGTAGTAACTATAACAAATACCACTGTTCCTGTAACTGGTTCATTCGACTTCATTATATGTATCGGTAGAGGACCTGAGCTAGATATAGCAACAACTCTAAGAGAAAGGTTTGGAATAGAACTTATAGTAGTTGAGAATGCTAGTGAACAGACATATTGCCATAGGCCTTTTGGTTTTGAAGTAGCAAAAAAAACTGAGTATAATGACTTTACGAGTGTAAGCGTCTCTAAACATTTAAACAGGCCTGACTCTATCTTAATCCCTCACTGCGATTCTAACATATGCCAACAAGTGCTACAGAAACAAGATGTAGTGTGTCTATTTACTAACTGCCCTCCCCAAACAGTGAAGGGAGTTACTGCGGCAGCTCAGCATCAACTTCTACCATTTAGTTTAGAAAATTTAGCAGTGTCAAAAGTGTTTCTAGATACAGCTATAGGATACACAGAACATCTAATGCTTGCTCTAGCATATGGATGTATACCAGTAGTTCCTTATTGCGAAGAGATAGAGGGTATACTGAACGGCAAAGGGTATATTTTTCATAAGTATGAAGAGGTATCAACATGTGTTGAAAAAGCATTAGCTGACAAGTCAGATTCACACAGTATCAAAGAGACGTTCTTCAACTGTTTAACAACAAAACAAGATTTCATAAATAAGTGGAATCATATTCTTAGAGGTCAAAAACAATGAGACTATTTATATTCTGTAATGAAAACAGGCCGGCGATTCCGGGATCTAAAGGGGATGTCAAAACTTTAAGTAGCACAGATATTTCTAGTGCTATAGATTACTACTATTCGAGAGTAGAAGCTTTTGGGTTCGTGGAATCTTCTGAGTCTGAAGATTGCATACAACAACTTTTATCTAAAGTTGGGGCAGGAGGAGTAGTGAAGTTACAGGGTGTAGATATATATCAAGCTGCGGAAGCGTTATGCACGGGAGATTTGAATATATCCGACTTCTCTACACTTGTCCTGAAAGGTAAAAATAGACCAACTAGCCTACATTCGTTGATGGATGAAGTGAAGTCTTCGGGAGAATTCTCCATTGAGTATGCTGGCATATCAGGGCTACACTATATATTGGAAGCGAGGAGAAAATGATAAACCAAATCCATACAAACTGTCGCGACTGCGCATTTGCTGAGTACGCAAAAGGATCTCAAGTAGGATGCTCTGCAGGATTGCTAGATAAATATAGATCGGCTGGAAAAGAAATTATAGAGGTTTACGACGACAACAACAAAGAGTTCTATGTTGTAAATGACAAGATCTGCCACTTCCATAGAGATAACGAATGGGCTAAGAACTACCCAAAGTCTGAACTGTTCAATATAGTAAAAGCACAGATAAAGACACCTTACCACTGTATAATTGTACTTAAAGAGCATGACAAGTTAGATGATCTGGCAGAGATGATGGAAAATTTGGCCTCGCAGTTCAATCCTCCTAGCGTTGTTAGTGTTCTTAATATGAAAGTAGGTAAGAAGATATATAAGTTAAATATGGATATTGAGGCAATTGCAAAGAATTATGAAGATAAGTTTGAATGGAGGATACAGAATATACTAAGATCTAATATCAGTATTAGGTCTGGAATAGACCACTGTGTTGATGGAACATACTTTAAGTATAACTATCCTTACTATATCGTCTTTAGTTGTGGTTTCCAGATACCTCCTTCATTTAGTGAAGAATTGCACGACTCTACTATATATGATGGAGAGCAACCAATATTTGCTCAGCATGTAGACGATGATCTAAATGGCATGCTAGTAAATAAACTTATGCATAGAAAGCACACTGGTAATGCTTTTGAAATTCCTGTAGAAGAAAAAATAAAGAGCTTTGAGTCGGATGCCGCAGATTACTTTTATAACATAAAAGACTTATGTCCGAGCATGGGTTAACCTAGATGGCAAAGCATAAAATAAAAGCTGAGTTAGAAGATAGCCTAACAGTAATAATACCTGCGGCAGGAGAAGGCAGGAGAATGAAAAGTTATGGACCTAAGCCTCTACTGGATATAAAAAAGGAAAGGATCTTAACTAGACAAGTAAGGCTTGTTAGAAAAGTCTTGGGAGATGTTAGGTTTATAATAATAGCAGGTTTTGAATGTGACAAGCTTATGGACTTTTGTCCTGAAGACTTTATAAAGTTGGAGAATGAGAATTATTCAACAACCAATGTATCAAGAAGTCTATCTATTGCTCTTAGAAGCATAAAGTCTGAGCGTGTCTTAATTATATATGGAGATTTAGTGTTTAACGAGTATGCTCTCTCTAAAATGGATTACACTACATCCTGCACTTCTGCGAGTGTAGACTCAAACAGAGAAGAAGAAGTAGGTTGCATTAAGGACTCAAATAATAATATAACAAATATGATGTATGACTTAGACCATAAATGGAATCAAATTACCTACCTTCAAGGTAAAGAGTTAAGCTTATTTAAGAAGGTATGTCAAAATAGAAAGCATAATAAACTTTTCGGATTTGAAGTTATGAATAAAGTTATTGACTTGGGCGGCAAAATCAAATGCATACAAGATAAAGATATAAAAGTTATAGATATAGATACATCTAAAGATTTAGTAAGAGCGATAGATATAAAATGATAGTTATAGAACAAAACCACAGAAATTCAGAGCCTATCGGAAGAGCTTTAAAGTACTCAAATATAGAGTGTATTGGTTGGAACAGCCATGCAGTGCCTTTATTCAAAATGGCTCATGAGGCGAAACCGAGGGTATTAGTATACAATAGTAACTCTAAGATTGATTCTATACAGACTTTGAGACATATGTGTCCAACAATTCAGGCTATTGTCTATATGGGAGAAACCCCTAGTCAGGTTGACATTTCAATTAGTGATGTTATAATGTCTAGCATGGATTTTAAGATTGACAAATTATTAAGTATCCCTACCAACATCTATGACACTGTTGAATACTATAACGTTCCCGGAAAACAGGATAAAGATATGATTTGTGAAGCCGCCTGCTTTACAGACTTCTTTACTCAAGAAGGAGTTAATAAGATTACAGGGCTGCTTTCCTATATGTGTTCGCAAGATGTAAGGTTCTTTGGATCACAGAAGCTTGAAACCCCCAACTACTTAGGCCAAGTTACACCAGAGGATAGAGGGAACATACTTAAATCCTGCCAAGTCTATATAGATCTGACTGGAAATATGTGGCCTTTGGCAGTAACTAAAAATTGTCCAGTTGTAGTTATGTCAGAAAATCCTATAGGAGGAATCCCCATTTTTGATGATCCGAATTCTCTTGCTATAGCGATATCAGAAGCTAAGTCTACAAATGACTACTTAGATAACTTCAATGAAATAATAAAGTCTTCTAGTGGGTTTGATGTTTGTTTTTCTCTGCTATCAAGGCTAGGGTCTGAGGTGGCTGCACAGTCAGTAATGGAATCAAAGTTAAAAATTCAAATGGAGGCCACAATATGATTGGCATTATATCTCAAAGTCTTGATGGTATAGATCTAGAAGAAGTAGCTAAGGCTAATGTTACTATATTCTCCAACTGTAACTATAATAAGAAAACTCAACAGACTTCAATCTTCTCTTCTTATATGTCGTATCACTTTGAAGGGACTATACTGGCTTTGCACTTGCAAGAGGCTATAGGACTCCTAAAAAATAACACATGTGAAAAAAGAGTATATTGGGTAAAGTCAATCGAGTGGCATAGCTTTAATACTATCCCATACAGGGATTTACTAAATGTCTTCTGCAATGATGATATAAAAATAGTCGCAAATGACCAGACAATATTTTCTGTTATAAGTAAGTTTTTCAGAAAGCCTGATGGTATGATGAATAGTCTAGATAAAAAATTGATAGAGGCGCTATAGTATGAAATATCATGATCTTAACGATAAGAAAAAAGCAAAGACAATTGAGTCTATGTACGTAAAGAACAATATGAGTTTCTCGGAAATAGCTAAGGAATTGGGTACTTATCCTAATAAGGTTAGGAGAGATGCAAAGAGGTTTGGAATTCCTATTCGGAGTAGAAGTCAGGCCGCAAAGCTAGCATTAAAAGAAGGCCGGTCAACCCACCCAACAGAGGGTAAGAAACATTCTGAGGATACCAAGTTAAAGATAAGTGAAAGCCAAGGAAAAGTATGGGACGCTCTGACTGAAGAAGAAAAAATCTCCAGATCTGAGATAGGCAAGAAGTCTTGGCATAGCAAAAGCGACTCAGAAAAAAGAGAAACTGTACAGAAAGGGAATATCGCTATTAGGGAGGCTTCAAGAATTGGCTCAAAACTAGAAAGATATCTTCTTGAGGAACTAACAAAGCTTGGATACGAAGTTCAGTTTCATAAAGAACATATATTAAAAAACCAAAGACTTGAGATTGACCTTTATGTTAATGATGTCATGACTGCTATAGAAGTAGACGGCCCATCACATTTCGAACCTGTTTGGGGAGAAGAAAATCTTGAAAGAAATAAGAGGTCAGATCGACAAAAAACGGGTCTAATTATATCACAGGGAATGATTCTAATTAGAATAAAGCAAGACAAAAGGAGCTCTCAGAGATATTTCAGAAGTATCCTTGAGAACCTTGAAAAGGAATTGAGGAAGATAAAAACTAAATTTCCAAAGGAAGATCAGAGGTATATAGAAATATGACTAAAACAAAGAAAAAGCCTGAACCAAAAGATTTCGAAGAGATCGCAGAAGTTATCCAAGAAGAACTAATGGAGGAGAATGAGGACAAGACCTATACTCCTGCTGACCCTGAATGGAGTGAATATGTATTGGATCAAATGCATGACAGCGAGCTTAAGCAGGGAAACCCTACCGTAGACGGACTAAGAAGGGTCACTGAACGAGTCTATGGGGAAATAGTAAGTTCGACAAGTGAAATATTTAACTACGATACTTCTAGAGGTATTTGCACGGTTAAACACACTTTAGCGATCCAAAAGTATGCTACCGATGTTATAATAACTGTAGATGGTTGTGTTGATGTTAAGTTTCAAAACATTCCACACCCTTTCAACCAACACCTTGTTTCTACAGCAGATACCCGAGCTGAAGGCAAAGCCTTGCGAAGAGCTCTTAAATTAAGGGTCGTGACTGCTGAGGAAGTCCAGCAAACATCTGAAGATGATGTGCTAGCTGCTCAGGAGAATATAACTGACCAGCAAATACTGGCAATCAACCAAATGTGTAAACGACTGGATGTAAACTTGGTTGAGGGTGTGAAAAGTGTATGTCCTAACGCCGACTCAATCAGAGATTCTAGTAACCTCCAAGGCAGGATGCTGTTAAGTACTTTATCCGAGTACCAAAGAAGTCCAGCATCTATTCCTGAAAACTTGAAGGGTTACGATTCCGAATGGAGAGAAACATTTGATACCGGAGGTAAAAAGTAATGAAGGCTAATGTTAGAGCAACACCCGACTTGACTTTTCAAGTTGATGCGGAAACTGAAGAAGAACTTTTTAAACAAGTTGCTAGAGTTCAAGAAGTTTTTCAGCATCAATCCTGTGGTAAATGTGCTTCACCAAATGTGAAGTTTGTTTGCCGTCATGATAGCTCAGAGAATGACTGGCTTGAAGTAGTCTGCAAGGACTGTAGAGCAAAGGTTATATTCGGACGCACGAAGAAGGGTGGTCAAATCTATCCAAAGATCAGATGGGATCAGCTTTCTGAGAAGCAGAAAGAGCAAAGAGCAAATGAAAAGGCTTATGCTGATAAAAACCGAGGGTTCTTACCACAGAAAGGGTGGTTTGTATATAAGCCACCAGCTTCTAAGTGAGATTCTAAGGCAGTTTTTTAAAACTGGAGGGGGTTTTATACCCCCTTTTTTTATTGCCTTATAATCCCATGTCCTTCGGGCCTGATTCTTGAGGCGTCAACTATTGGGTGAGATAACAAATCCTCATTGTTGTGTAGTAGTTTTATGAAATCAGAGTATTTTTCATGATTGGTGTTGGCAAGACTCTTTTCATTGAAGGTAGCAACTCCTCCTCTTATGTCGGGCCAGTTCCTTAACATTGTAAGATTGACTCTTGTGGCGTTGTTCTCTATAGCTCTTTCAATAAACAGGGGTATGTCAGTAAAGTTATCTGACTCTACTACCATGTTTAATATGAACTGCTTGCCTAGCTTTGATACGAACTTCATAGCTATGTCAAGATCTTCAAATCTGCCTCCAAGGCGGGTCTTCTCATAGATCTCTTTACTAGCAGCGTCTACACTCATTTTTATTCTACTAATATTGTCATGTATATGACTTATAGAATCCCAGTACTTAGGTATTAATAGGCCATTTGTAAAAATCTCAATCTCCAAATCTTTGTATTTAGAAATCTCAAACGTCTGAAGTATCTTTCTCCAAGCAGGACTTGCTAAAGGATCTCCAGACCCTATAGCTGATATAAACTTAATGCTCTCATGGAAAGTATCTAGTACATTCTTAGTTTGTCTAAATATCTCATCTTGCCTTTTTTCTATTATGGGCTTTGACCTACAAGACCAGCAGTGCAGGTTGCAAGTCATATCATTTGCAAAGACAATACTCCTTGGACCACGATTCATAACTGGTTTCATATACTCTTCTATAGGTGGATCTTTCCTGTCTTTTAATAATGACAATACGCATCCTTTACAGAGGCTGTCATCACTATTGATCCAAGCCTGCCTGAGTTTTTGAAATCTTTCGTGATTCCACACCTTCCAAAGATTTTCGTACTTACCTTCTACAGTTACTTCTCCGTGATCAGTAAACCAACTAGGACAGCATGTTATATAGCTAGCAGGATGCACATGAAGTGTATTGAAAGGGTTTGAGCAAAATTTCATCTTGTAAATTGCCTTCCTTCTAAAGTGCCTGAGATCTCATTAGAAAGGATGTGGTCTTTCCAACAGCAACCAAGGGGCTCCAGCCACTCTCTGAACATGGCATTATTCTTATGATAGTTCACAGGCAAAAGCGTAGTGCCTGTGCCCATAGCCAAAGAGCATATAGCTAAGTGTAACCTATCTGTTGTTATGCTTTCAAACTCATCTGCAAGAGACCAGTAATCCTCTGGAGTATAACACCACATAGCCGGATCTATCTTTAGTTCGTGTCTGACATGGTGATGCACAGAACCTCCATTTCTTCTAAGGAAGACTTGAGAACCTCTTTTGTTAATACAAGAGTCTGGAAAGTTAAAGCCCAGAGCTAGGTCTGGAGCTATTTCTCCATAACCCATTATGTCCCTACTAACAGACTCTCTAAAGAATGCCTTCTCGCACTGTAGATCTTCGGACCTCACAACACTTTGAGGTAAAAGCCAGCATGGGATTCCTGACTCGAAGGCTTTTCTTCTTATAGCAACAGCAGGCGGAAATCCAATGTTCCCTCCACCAAACAATAAAAGCTTATCACATCTTGGTATAGGATTCTCAGCTAGAGTGTTTACAGTAAAGTACTCAATATTAAACTCTTTACATAATTCCCTAGCGGACAGGTATAATAACTGATCTCCTATATTCCCTATGCCGTCTACTATACCTACTGTTAGGCCAGACAATGGTTCAAAAACTGGGGCGAACAAAGATAGATCAACTAATCTCATATTTCTTGCTCAATTCAACTTAGGTAGGGAGCATCGGGGTATATGACACTTATCGCATATCTCATGCCAAACATTATTTATTTCTGAAAAATCATACCTCTCGACCCCTATATGCTGCCCATCACGCCCTTTGGTATACCAGTCAAAGTCATGCCTCATAAAATTTGCCCAATAGTCCTTGTTTTCGTTAGTCAAAACTTTTCTCCAATCTTCTGGACATGTGGGATCTTGATGAACATTTCCAGCAATATCTCTCTGTATGAGTCTTGCAACGCTATTAACTCTTTCTTTCATCGGGCGGTGGATAGCAAATTTATATATATCATCCCACTCATCTATTATCTCCTTTAGCTTGACAGCTCTAATGTGGCGTTTCATTTGCTGCCAATTTTGTATCATCCCGCTAGTCCCTAATATTATATCAATACCCTTGCCAGCACATACTTCAGAGATTGCACTTGTTACAGAGTTTCCGGCTGTGCGAGGGATATGGATAAAAACAGCTCGTTTTGGTAAATATATCATATATTACTCATCGGGACAAATTACAAACTTGCCTGTCTCCTGTCTTATTATAATAGCCTCGGGTAGTTCGCTTTCTATAAAGAAATGAGCATCTGATCCTTTAAAACATTCAGCTTTGAAACTCGCAGCTTCTTGTATGTGATTTCTGTCTCTCTCCTCTTCTCTTTCTGTCGGGAACATTTTTAGGAACCCGTACTCTATATTATATTTCCTAAGCCAGTCTTCTGTTATATCCCGATACTTTTCAAGCCTTGCTGTTACTATACCACGACAACGATTCTTAGGAACTCTATTGTACAATGGCTTCACATTCTTTATATAATCTATATAAGCCTCTTCATTTATACACTTGTCATACGGCACATTAGGAGAAAGTATACCATCAAAATCTAATAATGCGCTCTCTATATATCCCGAATTGAACAGGTTCCATTCCAAAAAATGTGGAGGAGGAAGTTCCTTAGCATAAAAATCAACTTTGGATTTCGAATCCGGATGGGCGTACACAGCACAATAATAAGCATCGCGCTTTATCTTTTGCTTTATGTTGTGAATGGCTGTGCCGGCGTAGATTGTATCGTCAACAACAAGCATTTTACCCTCAGAAATCTGATGGTCTTTCATCCTCATACCTCCAAACTGCTCGCACCCTGACAAAACTTTTATTTCCCCAGAGTCGCTGTCTATGTAATAAAGAGGTAAATTAAGCAGCATCGCAATCATGCTTGCTGGAAGCATTCCTGATCTTGGTATACCAAGGACTCCTATTAGATTCAGGCCAGCTACTTTAGGCAAAAGAAGATCTCTACAATCTTCAACAAGCTGTGAAGTCTTTACATACTTTGCCCCAAGAAATGCTTGTGTCCTTGCATGCTTTTTGTCTACGTTGACTTTATATCTTAACCTCTCCTCTTTGGTAGCAGACTGGCACCACTGCCAATTAGGAGGATCGTAAGTCATGTCCTGTTTGAAGTAGTTGCAGAAGCCATGAGATGGGCATTCACACTTGTCCATACACGTTTATTCCTCATCAACTTTTTCTTCTTTATATTTGTTAAAATGTGGAAACAGACGATTTAGAAATTTCTTCCTCTTTCCACATCCACATCCGCCGGAGTCAACACCAAAAATTCTTTCTATATTTTTAGGCGTTACACCCAGACTATTTAATACTTTCTCTATAGTATCTCCAAGTCCTTTTCTTTCGTCTGCATGCGAGTCAACATATTCGTCCACTCCATCAGCCTTGAATTCATGTATTACTCTATCTGCGAGTTGCTCATCTGAAAGATTTTCATAATTGTTTTCCATGCTTTAATTATCCTATTAAGCTGAAGTTGAAGTTAATAATCCGTTAGTAAAATTGAATGTTCTACCACCAACAGAAAATCCTGACGTTATTCCTGTTGTTGCAAAGTTGACTGTCCCGTTGCTATTGCTGAATGAGAGGCCCGACGAACTAACAAAGTTTAGGTTTGTCCCGGAAGCAACTGATGCTCCAAAGAAATTGAAGTTATTCCAACCTTGATTTAGAAGACAGTTAGACTCGATCCATTCACAGTCTAAACTAAGGTTGAAACTCTGGCAAGGGTCTCCTGCGTCACTATTAGCTTCAATACCGCCTTCGGCGGTAATATTGATAACAGGTATCTGGCCCGGACATGGGAAGCCCTCACCTCCTCCAGTAGGCGCCCCTGTACCCGTAGAATTTCCGCTTTGAGAACATCCTGTTTCGACAGAGATAGTAACAGTCCCATCTCCATTATTTGTGACATCTATACAGTTTCCAGCTATTATATCGCCCGGACCGAGACCACCACCAGTGGCTGCTATAGTAAACTCGCAAGCACTATTCTCAGTAATTTGTATATTGGCGCCCTCGTTGAGCACTATACCTGTACAGCCTTCATAGTCTACGGTAAATGTGCATGACTCTTCACTCTTAGTTACTGTTACGGCCCTTCCGCCATTTATAGTTATATCGTCACAACTCAGTCCAGAGCCAGTATGAGCAATAATCCATCCACACTCACCATACTGACTGACGCTTATGCCCCCACTTCCGCTTATATTGAAACATGGAGGCATCCCTGTGACATCAATATAGTAATCACAATTTCCACCATAAGCCGTAGCTTTTAGCCCACTCCTCAAGTTGAGGTTTCTAAATGTCGCCCCTTCAAGTTTATGTATGGTCTTTATCGAGTATTGCTTGGCTGCGACTGCGACCTCTAGTCCGTCCTGAGCAAAAATCTTGTTTATTGGCTGCAGGGCAACAGCTGCAGCAGCTGGGCATGTGTTGTTTCCTCCACCATACATGCCAGATCCAATTGCAGGATCAAGGGCAATGTTTATAACTGGACAGCCACCTTCAGGGTTATTGTCATGATATAGCTCAAAACCACTGACAAAATTAAGGGCAGTATAGTTAGAGGTACAGGCTGTGAATTGAGATCCCCAACTGCCTGTAGGTGTGGCATTTGCGGCAATAGGTAGGTCGAGCTCTATATAAGCATTGGTATCGCTAGAACAACAATCCTCATATCCCGCAAGAGAATCTACTTTTATATTATCTCCGAAGTATAATGCTTTAACTTTTCCTACACAGTCCTCTACCTGTTTACAACTATCTAGATAGTTAAGTCTGCTAGGATAAGTTCCTGTGACACACCCTGTATTGTAGACGCAAATCTTGGGGTTCTTAGGATCAAAATCTCCAGAGCTAGCGTGCACAGAAGATCCTAGGGTATACCACTTATGATCGTTTGTATCGTAGTAAGCATTGACATATCCAGAGCCAGAGCCTGATATTGAGTTAGTAGAAGGCACATTATGGAGGACTATATGAACTCCAGTGTTAGGGACTAGATTTCCACTAGTATCATACACTGGTGCTGGGTTCAATACTTGGACTTCTCCAGAGAGTCCCGGACCTATATCATTACCAGTATTTCTACAATGGACAATTCTAAAACTATTTGGAACAGTCCAAACACCTCTATCTCTATCATATCTCAAATCAACCGGAGCAACAGGCCAAGTTTTTGACTTCTTAAGCCATCCATTCATAAACTTGTCTGTAAGTCCAGTTGCTGCATACTCACCACTTCTGGCTGAATTAGGAGAGTCAGCCTCATTTGGTATAGGCTTTCCTTGCAGGTCATATCCCCAACCGTTTATCACGAGTGGGCCTCTTAGTGCTAGAAATCTAAAGTCATCTGGACAACTGTTGCCTTGTGCTACATAGTCTCTGAGTTCTGTTGTTCCATAGCCACCAGACTGATTGAGACTGGTTCCAAACCCAACTTGCAATATGTCATGAAACCCACTCATATCGCCGGTCATAGAATGTTTTGCCTGACCTGAACTAGCAAGAGGGTCAAGGTAGCTAGCGTTTATAACTGGCTTTGTCCACTCAATGAATGGCCCATCAGGCTGGACTGAGTGTGCCTCGTTGCCCGTCACTATAGCAGTTTGAGTGTCATAACCCGGAAGATCTCCGTCTCCAGCTTTTGATACAGGACGAAACATGCCTTCTTGGCTCATGACAGCAGATGTCGAAAAGATATCGTCAGATCTAGCAGACTGTTTGCTAAATATTTGATTATCAGCGCCAGCAGTTAAGGCAAGGTCTTCATCATTATTTTCACTACTGCTTAAAGTACTGGATCTGCCCATCATCAGGTTCTTTACCTGATTCATATTTTCATTGCCTATGAATCCTTTTACGTGCTCTTTAATAGTTTGTAAAATGGACGGATCGCTTGAAGCTCCTTTATTAGCCAATGCAGCGATTTTCTTATTTTCTCTTTCTTGTTTCTTCCTCTCTGCCCTTAGCTTGGCTATCTCTTTTATTCTATTGGCATTGAGCTTAGACATTCTCCCAAAAGATGGAGTAAAGGTAGCTAATTCATATGTTGTTGTAGCTCCCCCTTCGCCTATACTAACATTCAAGCTAGTTATATTAGGGCCGAATGTGCCATCCATAGGAGTAGTAGGCAAATACTTGTATGTGCCATAATTCGTCGTTGCGTTAGTAAGAGTATATGAAGTCCATGACTTTTGTGGAGATCTCAAGTCTTGCCCCAAAGCCTTTTGTGGGTATCCTACTAGCGTAAAGCCTCCTCTTTCTCCAGCTTGCATAAATGTCAAACCATCTGCAACCTTCTCTATTGCTCCAGATGTCATCAGGTCATACCCGTTGTAATTCCAAGGGGCAAGGTCAGTATCTTCTTCGAATCTTACAGGTCCCGGAGGTCCAATATATCCCCAAGGCCCATATCTTTGAGTATTGCTAAGAATAGGTATTGCGAAGCCAGAAGTTGGCAATGCTTGAGGAGCAACAGCAAAACAGCTCTTAAGTGTCTGCCCAAACCAGTCACCTTTTACTACTAGTTCCTCTCCTCCTAGAGCATCTGTTCCAGCTGGGCTAGATTTTAAATCTCCGGGAGCCTCAGTGCTAGTCTGTTTAGGTTTTCCGCTAAAGATAGGGGTTCCCACCTCTACTATAACAGCCGGCACAACGCCTGTTGCTGATCCTACTGGCTCTCCGGAACGACCGCCAGTTGGAAAAAGATAGTTCTTGCTGTCAACAGAAAGAGGGGAATAGAGACCGCTATTAAATCTTATATAGTCGTCGCCTTTAGGCTTGAAGTCTCCGCTCATTGAGCTGCTAGCTGGCTCCATGTAGTAACGAGCGATGCCCTTTATTTTTGCAGTGTTTTCTTCTTCAAACCTTTCTATTCCTGTACTACCGAATTTTAAGTCTAAGACACCACTAATACCACTAGGAGGGAACGCGGCACTAGTTGGGGTATCAGAAAAGAAATTTAAGCGGCTTTGTCCAGCATCTTTATAGTAGCATATCTCTGGAACTTTTACGACATATTTTCTGCCGTAGTTAGCATCTCCAATAGCCTTAATGAAACTGTGTATAGCTTCTAGATCTTTCTTTATATTGCCTACAGGCTTAGCAAATGATCCTGAAGCATCAACCTTTACAACATTAGGAATAGAATTAGCTGTAAGGTCATTAGCGTTATCCTTTTTTAGCTTGCTACTAAGACCAGCCATAGGGATATTTTTACCAAAATTGTTATCTTGCTTGAGCAATCTCCCGAATACTGTTCCAATATCACTAGCAAATAAATCTTGGTCGGTGCCTGTAATGCCTACAAAGCACGTATATGCAAGCCAAGCATCAAAGCTACCCATAGCCATCCTGAACTCCGTCTCACTTATACTGTAGTCGCTGACGAGTCCATTTAGTAAATTTTTGATCGGTTTTGACAGATTGTTTTGAAGAGGTAGTATATCAACTAAGACATCGTGCTCAAGAAGGCCTTCTTGGTGATATCTATCTCCACTGAATATACTGACCTCCTGAAATGCACCCTTACTATCAAAGCCCCAATGCTGTTCAACAGGACACTCATGTAAGCCGGTAATCCCAACCCAATAATCAAGACCTAGCTGACCATTTGCTCCGGTAGGGACCACTTCATATGTTTGCTCTAAGTTAGCACCATAAAGAAATACTGATGTAGGCTCGTTCCTAAGCTCTCTACCCACATTTTTTGAAATTAGATAGTCGTTGTTAGTATTAAGAAAAGCCTCAATCTCACCTAAGTTTGGCTGGGCTCTTCTCTTGACTGTTCTTACCTTTATAACCTTATCAAGATTCTTAGTGACGATCAGCTCTATATAGAAGTCGCAGCCAGCGTCTTGGCATACCTGAGATATTATGGATAATAGACTTTGACTGGTAGCTGATATTCTGTAGTATGTTGGGGCGAATGGTATCTCAGATATATCAACATAATATTCCGAAATTTTACCATTGCTATTAAAATTAGTTCCTAATGTAGCATTAGCTTTGTCATATTTGATCCTTCCCATATTCCATTGCTGTTGGGAAGGTCCGGCAGCCGTAAGGATTGAATGGCCTTTAAACTGCGCGTAACCTTTTGGGCTATATTTAGGATGAGGATTTCCAGAAAGAAGAATTTGAATAGCTTCCTGAAGCCTTACCCAAGGAACTCCTTGGTCATTTTCGTTCGCGCCGCCAAAACCATCTGCAGGAGAGCCTAGAAGTGGATTTTCTTTACCCGCATTATCATCGTCCGGAAAGTTTGTGCTATCAAGTGTACATGGGCGGCATTCTAGATTGTCGTCAAGTAAGCATACATCTGGACTTATACTTTCGAGCCATCCATAAGCATTTACTAGATTGGGAACATCCTTAACCTCTCCAGCATACTCACCAGCTATAATTGTCATGTTCTCTAGGAGGAACCTAGGATCAGACAGAGTTACAGAATAAGTTGGATAGTTAGAGCTGTCATCTTTTTTAGACCAAGACTGGACTATCCCTGCAAACTCAAAATCTTCTACCCTGAAATAGACTGGTGCTCCTACCGTAGGCGACTGAAATCCGGGATCTGCAAGATTCCAAGTTTTTACCATTCCCGGTTTAGGATAATAGTATTTAAGTGATCCATCAGCAGGCGCACAAGGGTCTTCAATAAGCTCGATATTTAGACTGGATTCCTGCTCATTCCATCCCACCGAAGATGTGAACGATTTTACGCTACAGCCTAAAAATAAGGTCTGTTTGAATGGACCTACTATATTAGCAGGCAAAGCCGGGTTTGATAATGAACAAACTTGTTTTGACATATTTAACTAGTTACACTCCGAATAAGCCCAGCTGACTTGTCTTGTATATCTTCCTGTTTTTGGATCGAACGTCTCATTGTCTGCCGTTCTATGATATTGATAGTTGGAAGTAAACTGACCCTCTACACCAGTAACAACGTCATTATAATTAGGTACATAGGAAAATGCCGTTGCTGCTACACATCCTACTGGAGGGAGTATTGTTGCTTCTATGCTCAAGTCCCATGAAGACGCTGTCTTTGTTCCAATATCCTGAAATATGGGGCCAGCTGCTCTACCTAAGACAGTATGGGAAGCCACTACCGGCACTCCTTGATTCCTAGTCACATTAATAACCTCAGACAAAACCCCTGTATGGCAGTTCGCAGGCCTATTATCGTAAGTAAGGTTATAACTAACTGATCCCTCTTCTATATTATAGTTATATGATACTGCTGTTGGGGCTCCAGTATTTAAAGAAATACCAGCCTTTCCACTAATATTACTAGCTAACTGAGTACTATACAAATGAGCTGCTCTGGTTCCAAAGATCCCTTGATCAATTGCTGCTGTAAAATATCCGCTAGCACTCTCGAAAGCTGTTTTGCTTGCTAATGGTCTGAGTAAACCTCCGCCGGGAGTTCCCGTCGCTCCCTGAGTATAGACTGGATAGCCTTTAACATCGCCTTGCAGGGCAATTGTTCCGTTCCCATTGTCAAGCGCAAAATCGCATGCCAGTGTGAATGAGTCGGTTGCTGCATGTCCTGTGGGCCTACTTGATCCCAGCCCTGTAGGAAAACACAGAAAAGTATCATTAACCGTTAGCGTAGCTTCGTCAGGGTTTGCATCAATAGTTCTCTCGGTAAGAAATGGTTCAGTATTTGATGGAAGCTCTAATACTATGTTTGTCATCTCAGGAATTTTTATACTTGCTCCGTCTGGACCAAGAACCCCTGTTACATAGTCTAGTGCATGATAGAACCCAGATATATAAACGACGCCTCCAGCAGCAGCCTGACCCGTAGGGCTTGCTCCGGTATTGATCACTGCAGGATCGGTACTTTCTTGTCCCGAACCAACAGTAAGGCCTTTTGCACTTATGCTTCGGTCTATTTGTACAACTGCGTCTGTTTGTTCTGACCCAAACCTTATTGGTTTTGAAATATAACTATGATTATATGAGGTTGATGCACTTTCTAGATTAAGACCTGCTCCTAAGTAACCTGCCATTCCACTCATGTAATTTCCGGGAATGACTATCTCTATATCATAAGTATCTGTGATAGACCAAAAGTTATCACTACTCTTTGACACAGAATCTACAATACCGCGTCCCTGAACCACTGGTTGACCGTCGCAGTCAGTTATCCGAAAAAGTTCCCAGTCTCGGGTAAGAGATTTCTGTAAATCTGAAGCTGACATCCCGAGGCCTTTAGCTCCTCCGCGTATATTGGTTCCCGCAAGAGTTATCCTATAAAGACCTCCTATTATTTGAGAGTTGTCCGTTTTTCTGAAAGTCTCTCTTTGAATAGTTACATTAGGTGATGGAGCAAATACATTTCCACCATACTCGACCGATACGCTCTCTGACATTATAAATCCTTTATGTTGCTGCGTTCATCTGAGACGAAACCGCTTGTTGAAATCTTTGCTGCAGCTGAGGTTCTTGTGAGGCAATCTCTCTAATTGCACCAAGCTCAGCAAGTTGTTCAAATTCTCTACCAATAGTTGCTGGGTTTGTTAATGTTACACTTTGTTGTCCATTAATAGTTCCTTGTATTCCATTGGACTCAAGAGAACCAATTCTTGAAGCAAGGTTGTTCAGAGCATCTGTCATTGCTTGCGTAGTAGGATCATTTGCTGAGGCGTTTGCCATTGCTGTACTCTGAAGGTTCTCGATTTGGTTGCGAATCTGATCAGCTTGTGAAACTTCTTGAGGACTACTGCCCATTCCTCCAGCGCCTCCAGCATTGTTAGTAGCTCCTGCCACTTCCGAAGGCTTTCCACTTAGGGCTTCTGATTCGAATCTTAGTCTTTGTAGTGCCTCTCCCGCATCTAAGAATGACTGCTTGGCTCTTTCTGCTTCTTCTGTTAACTTCTGTCTAACCGGAAGCATTTGAGCTTCAGCATTTTTAAGTTTCTCTGCTGCTATTGCTTCTTGCTCCTGTATTATTTCTTCTCCTTGGGTTCTTTGTTCTCTTTGCTCAGCAGTGTCAACACCTACCATTGCGCCGCCACCAAGACTGGTCTCTCCACTCAAGAAGTCCATAGCTGCGCCACCATTTATTGTTGTAGGGCCTCCTAGTATTCCACCAGCAGATGCTAAAAATCCTCCTGCTATCGAGTTCCCTAACGTTGTTGCTTGTTCAGGTGTTATGAGTCCTTCTGCTACTAGCTGATCTCTACCTTGAGCTAGAGCGTTTGATTCTTGCAGTGTCAATGCTTCTCCAGCCTGAGCCTTTGCTAGTGCTGCTCTAGGAGCATCTATTTCAGCTCTTAGCTCTGCTACCTTTTGCAAGTCTCCAGATTCCATAGCGGCAGCAAGCTCTCCTTGCAATGTCAAGAGCCTGTCTTGAGCACTCATTTTCCTCTTCTCTATGCCTTCTATATTCTTCTGTATAGCTGCAAGTTTGGTTGTGTCATCCGCAAGTATATCTAATGACTGTTTAGTTCCAGCTAATGCTGCTTCTACTTTTGCCAGCTCATCTATAACTCCTTGATCTACTGGACCTGCAGTCTCGTCTACTTGTTTCTGTAACTCCGCTCTTCTGTCCTGAAGGATATTTCTGTTAGATTGAAGTTGGCTAACCCCAATGCTTCCACCCGGACTAGTCACCGCACTTAATCCTACACCTTCAATCCCTGTCTGAGCAGCCGCCAATCTAGCGGAAAGGTCTCTATTAGCTACATCCCGAGGATCTTTTCCTTCGTCTCTGCCTAAAAATTGTGCTCTTCTTTGATCAATGTCTAACAGTTTGTTTGCAGTCTCTTTTCTCTTATTTATAAGCTCTATCTCAAACTGAGCTAATTGTAGCTGAGCCTGACGATATACATTAAGAGATTCTGCGGTGCTCGCTAAAGCATCTTGAAGTTTTTTGCCCATTTCTCCTATCTGAGAAGCTACTCCAGTTACCAAGTCTGAGGTTATCTTGATAGCCCCACCGCCCGCTTCAGTCTGTCTTTTATTGAATTGAGCTTCAATATTCTTAACTAGTATATCTCTAGCGGCCCCTTCTGGCGCAGCTCCTCTAGCTTCAAGCTGTTTAAGTATAGCAGAACTAGCATCTTGAGCACTAGCGAACTCTCTTCCTCCTTCAGCACCAACAAGATCCTGCATCGCTCCCTTGAGTGCGAATGGTAGCTCTTGAGTACTCTTAAGTGTGTCTTGGAATCCTTTAGTAGCGCCTTCGTTAGGCCCTCCTGCCACATCTCCTATTGCAGCTTTTATGTTCTCTAAACCTGCTGCAATCTCGTCAGGTGTTGAAGTGTCCAAATTTTCAAAAGGATTTATTTGAGGCCCAAGTGCAAGTATTGCATCGGAACCAAAAGCTCTATCAAAATCAGTCGCAAATGAATCTGCAAACTCCGCAAATCTGTTAGCGGCCTGAGCTGTTATATTGTCTAGCTTAAGCAATCCTTCTCCAAGGGCTTCTATTTGGACACTTC